AGTTGTGTTAGCCCAACTACTTGTAATAGTAGTGCCTGTTACTACTGGGTTACCAGCAGGTAGGGTATATGTACCGCTTCCGTTTCTACTCATTATTTATTCTCCGATTTTTCTACTGCTTTTTGTGCGCCTGGGGCAGCTAAATACGGTGAGGACTCACGAATTAAATCTGCTAATTTTTGTACTACTTCTGGGCGTTTTCCACCCAACATTGTAACTAGGTTGCGAACTCCTGGCGTGTAAGGTGCGGCAGCAGCAGAAGCTAACAAAGCAGCAGTTCCTGTAGCTACAGGTTGAGTTTGTGCAGCATAAGCTCCACCACCACCTAACAAAGCGCCTAAAGCAGAGTTAATAGCTTGTCTGCCAGCAGTACCAGAATCAGGTATTTTACCTGGCAATACTTGTACACCAGCGTCAGATAAATCTTGCATTAATGCTTTACCAGTAGCTGTAGCACCTCTTCCTGAAGATTGGTCAGCAGCTTTAATTGCTGCGGCTAATTGACTAGGAGTAAACATTTCTTGCGTATTAGCCATAGAACCAGCGCCACGCAATCTTGCAAAATTAGCAAAACTTGTGTTTATTTTGTTTAATTCTTTTGCAAATTGAGGATTGTTTCTAGCTAAGTTTTGACGCAATTCACCTAAAGCATTAACATAAGCATCGCCCATTAATTTTTGGTCTGCATCTTGGCTTGCTCTATATGTCTTTGCAAGTCCGCCTAACTTTTCTTCAATAACCTTAAATTCTTGCCCTTTTACTTGACCATTTTTATCTAAACGACTAGAGATAACATCAAAAACTGTATCAGCTACTTTTTTAGCATTTGCAGGGTCAATGCCAGTTACATTATTTTTTATATTAGATAAATTATTTAAAAATTGGTCATCAACTTGATATGTTAATTTAGGCAATAATTCATTGTAAGCACCAGAAATTTGGTTTTTAACAGACTCCATGCCAGCACGACCTGTAGATTCAGGTACTTTGCCACCAATAGGCTCTAATGCTCTGCGGTAAGCTGCTTTGTTAAATTCTTCAATACCTTTAGTTCTTGATGATTGAATAATGTCGCCAAGCAAAGGTACGCTAGTTAGTTTATCTTCTATTCTTTGCGCCATTCCGCCCATCATCTGACCAGGTGTTAAATTAACACCTTCGCCAATTAATTTTTTAACAGCAGCGTCTAAATTAGGGCCTACAACATTAGCAGCACCTCTAATCACTCCTGTTCCTAAAACACCACCGCCAGCGCCATACATAGCTTTTTGTGGTGCTTCTGCAAGCGCATCAATTCCTGATTTACCTTGTTCGCCAGGAGTTAAAGCACCTGCTACAGCGCCAACACCACCAGCTTGCAAATAAGGATTAGCCCTAGCAAAACTAGGAATCATGCCAGCGCCTTTCATTAAAGCGCCACCAGACAAAACTCCACCACCAATTTGACCAGCACCAAATGTCATTGGGTTGGCTTCTTGAAATGGTTTCATTTTATTTAATACTAAATTAGAAAACTCAGCAGGTTTACCACCCATGTATTGACCAGCAGCCAATAATGGGTCTGTTATGCCTTTACCGGCACCTACAATAGCTGATTGGTAAGCAGGTATTTCTGTTTTTTGTTGTTGCGCTGGCGCAGACTCTTGTGCCGTTGCTTCTTTATAGGCTTCAGCAACAGTATTAAACTCAGAAGTGCCTTGCAACTTCTGGTTATCAACAATCCATTTAGCGTAGTCGTCAGCACTAGCCATTATGGTTTCCTATTAAGAATTTCGTCAGCTAAAGAGCGCACATTACCGCTTGGTGCAGGCGCTGCTTTTGGTAATTGCACTTCAATGCTATATGGATATTGAACACCATTTTGCACAGTTTGGCGTACAAGTTCGTTATGTTGTGTTGCTTTATTAACCAATACATCACGCATTACATTGACAACTCTTGGAATGGCGGCAGGGTCTGTACCTAAACTACCAATAGCCTCTTTAAGAGCATTTTGTTGTGCCATTGTTGGGTTGGAGTCTGTCTTTTTAAGATTGTCCATAATGCCCATATAAGCAGCAGATTTAAATTCTTCAGTATTTTTAACTGTTTCTGGCGAAATATTTGTGCCAAAGTTGTTATTAAACAATTTAGCAATTTGCAATTTAGTTTCACCTCCAACACCTGCATAAATAGGTTGTTGTGATAACTTGACCATTTTGTCCATGTTAGCCAATGCAGAGGGTACATTTTGCAAAGTTTCAAAATTTTTCATTAATCCAGTTGCTGCTTCTTTTTGAATTTGCTCTTTAAATGGCAATTGGTTTTGTACATTTAATGATGTACGAGAAGCGGTTGCATTTGCAAGTCCAGTTTTGTAATCCCAAAATGAACCTGGAAAACCTTGTGATTTAGCAAATTCATATTGCAATTGCTCGCTTGGTTTTTCAGGCATCATTTGTTTAAGAATTGTAGGAGTATATTCTTTGCCAGCACCATAAGGGTTAGTACGAATTTCACGCAATGCTTCAGGCAAATTAGGAGCTATAGCAGGTTGTACAGCTATAGGCATAGGCACTTTATTTGTATATGGGCCAGCCATCTCAGTAGCTTGTGCAGGAGTTCCTGTCATTTGTTGAATAATCTTTTCTTCAGCAGCAGTTTTACCTTCACGAAGTTGCTTTGCTAATTCAGCAGCTTTAACATCACCTTGTTTAGCAAGATAAGCGCCAGTTAGCATATTGGCTACTGGTTGCAAGTTTTGAAAGAATGAAGTTGGCACATAACGACCACTAACCATTTGGCCTTGTGGTTGTTGGTTTTGTTGCATTAACATAGCCGCCATTTGTTGTTGGCGGTTTAATTGTTGTTGCTGTGCATATAACTCAGGTGGCAATGTGCCAGATTGAAAAAGGTTTAATTGGTCTAATTCGTTTGCCATAGCAATTCCTTATTCAATTCCTGAAGAACCAGTACCGCCACCATTATTATAGTTTGCGTATGGGTTAGCCCAATTAGGAGTTTGTCCTGTTCCCATCATTTCAGGTTTTTTGTTACGCAACAAAGCAGCCATTAGCATAGGGTTCATACCGCCACCACCGCCTTGCACTTGACCGGCTTGTGCTACTTGTTGGTTTTGTTGTGCAAGTGCAGCGTTTTGGTTGGCTTGTTGTGCAGCAATATTTTGAAACACAGGGCTTAAGCCTTGGTCTTGTTGAAAATACGGAGCAACTTGCGTGAAATAGTTGTTATCCATTTAACACTCCATAATTAACCATTTTGTAGCCATCTGGCCGAGTAACAACCGCTTCAGGCTTAACCATTTCAACTTCTTGCGCCATAACGCCAATAAATCTGCCGTGACCTGCTTCGTCTTTCCATTTAGGCTTGTATTCGTATTCATATACGGGTAAACCATTAGGCAACCAACCAATAGCTTTAATGTGTTCTTTAGTACGAATGTCAGACATAATTGAAGCAGCGCCCAATGTTCCACCAAGACCCATTAAGCCACTATTAAATCCTTGTTGTGCTGCTTGTTGAGCATTAAAGTTACCCATTTGAGCGTTATAGCCCATTTGATTAGCACCTAAAATATCAGCACCAGAAGTAGTTGCTTGTTGTGCAGAATTTACAAAAGTTGGGTTTTGTACTTGTGCGCCAGTACGCAATGCACTTAATGTATTTAAAGGCAGGTTGTAATTAGTAAGGGCTTGGTTGTATGCTTGTTGTTGTGCAGTATTGCCAAATTGACCTTGTTGCAAAGCGGCATTATTTGCAAATTGCGAACCTTGCAATCCTTGTGTAAACAAGTTATTGCCAATTTGTTGTCCTGCTAATTGTGAATTAGTAAGTAAATCGTTTTGACCTTGATTAAAGGTACGCATAGCGTTTTCATACGCTTGAGTGCCAGGAACAATACCTTGATTAGCTAATTGTGCTGTTTGTGCTTCTGCTTGTTGAGCCATTTGTGGGGCTAAACGAGCTTGCAAAATTTGATTGGCTTTATCCCAACCTTGCATACCGCCAGCATAATCTGTAGCCGTTTTAAAATTAGGGCCTAAACTTGTTTGAGTTTGAGGAATATTGGGGTTAAAACCTTGCCCCATTACATTTTGTACTTGACCTAATTGAGCGTTAATAGCTCCACCTAAACCTAAACTTGTTTGATTTTGGTTATTTAATAATTGTTGACCAACATCAGAAAGTGAAGTTGTAGCAGTCCAAGTAGGATTACCTTGAGAATCTGTGCCTGTTTCAGCATAGTTTAAATTGCCATAAGGGGTTACTTGGTTTACACGATTGGCTGCCGTAGCAGCTTGAGCCGCTTGCAAGTTTCCTTGTGCTGTAGCTTGAGCCGCACCTGTGTAATCGGGGGCTGCTGGCGCACTTGGCGCAGGCCCTAATCCTAAAAATCCACCACCACCCATGTCATTCTCCTCTTGCTGTTCTTAAAGGGCATTTGATGTCGAGAAAGCGACAATCTTCACGCCTCATAGCCATAATCACTAAATCACCATCCATGTGAGCATCAGGGATTTCGGCTATCACTTTAAAACCAAGGTGTCGGTTTAGTTTTAGAGCAGATTCATTATCCGCACAAACTTGCCCTAGTATAACGCTAACTCCTAGTTTATTAAAGGGATAATCAAAAGCCGCCCACAACAAATCTCGACTCATCCAATTCACTTCATCTACCGCAGCTATGTGCATTTGACACGCTTTTGGCATAAAACTAGCAAACCCTACTACAGCTACTAAATTACCGTCTATTTCTTGACCTATACATACTGTTTCTGTTGGCAAAGGGTAATTCATTAAACGAACTAACCAATCCCCCATATATTGCTGGTTTTCAGTAGTAACTTTTCTCAAACTACACCACCCGCTTCCATAACATAATCGGTAGAAGCCCAATGTAATTCAATTCCTTGACTAGCGGCATTAATGTTTACAGAGCCTGTATAGCCTATTCCTGAAACACCTTGCCATACTTTAGTAGTAATTAAACCGCCAGCCCATATATTTTTGTCCCATGTAGCGCCATCCCAGCTAGACTCTGTTTGCGTACTGGGGTTAAATGAAACTGCCCCTAATTGGGACTGAGTGTCAAAATCCACGCTAATACCGCATAAAACACTTGGTACACCGCCTGTAGACTGAAGAATAGGCCTTATCATGGTAAAACGCTTTAACTGTCCTGGAGTGTCAAAATAGCTATAGGCTTGTTGTGCAGTTGCAGTAATGTTATTGCCGTCATCAGACAAAGCGCTATATAAAGTACCTACAATTCCTTTGCCGCCAAAGTGCATATCAGCGTCACCGGACACTTCCCAACAATAAGCCTCAATACCTGTAAACCTACCCCAAGACTTAGTAATGGTGTGCATTACATATTGTTCCATGCCATTAGTAACAGGAATACTAAGAATAAGCATATTTTCAGAAGCAAAATAGTTAATTTGCCAGCCAAAGTTTGCATAATACAAAG